CTATAATTCATTTTCTTTCATTATTTCCATTTGTCGTTCCTCAAATAATTGTTTTTTATATTTATAATAACTCATTCTTGCTATTTTTAGCAAGTCTAATATTTCTATATCTTTTAAATTTCCATCAAAATCTTTAGAAAGTTTTTTTATTTTCTCTTTCATTTCTTTAGATTTTTTTGTTTCATATACTTTTCCTTTTACTCTTCCAAGTCTTGTCCCCCTTTTTTTAGTTTCCCTCAACCCTTCCTTAGTTCTTTCTCTCAGATCCATTACTTCCTTTTCGGCCTGTTCAAAAGCTATTTTTATTTGTTTAGCTGCTACTATTTTTAAATATTCTCTAATACCTTTTATAATAGTATCATTCAGCTCTTTATCTTCTACCTGTAAGTTTTCATTTAATTTCAGCTGTTCCTGGTAGACATCTGTATTAATATAAGGCTCTTTTAGAAATTCTAATTCAACACCTTTTTCTAGAAGTTCAAAATATTCTTCAACTCCTTCTATTGCATTTCTAGACATTCTAGAAACGGAATCAAATACTAACTTATAAGAATTATCCACTTTCTTTTTTAATTTCTGCCATTCAGGTCTATTTTGTGTTGTTCCAGAAAATATTTCTTTTATAATTTTTGCTTCAGGATATACTTTTAAAATATTTTCTTCCTGTCTTTCTAATTTTTGTTTTTTTGTACTTATTCTTATGTATCCAATTATTTTTTTATTTTTCATTTTTCACCTCTTATAATATTAAAATAAACGACCATTTTTTTTGATACTAAAATTATATCATAAATCTTTGAGCTTTTATATACAATTTTATTATTTTTTTATATACCGTTTATTTTATAACTTTTTTTATTTTATTGAAATAAAAAGACCTCTCATATTAAGAGGCCTTTTTTATAGTTATAAATATCTTGGGGAAAGATTTTATATGTAAGTATAATATCATATAAGTTTCTTTTTGTGAATACAAAAAATATTTTCATTGATAAATATTCTTCTTAAAAATTAATTTTTACATATTATCTTATTTTTATTATTTGTGAATAACCATTTGGTACAGATATTTTTTCTTTAGAATATTGGTGTACCATTTTTTAGTATATTGATAAAAAATACAAAACATTAGTTTTATAATCAAATTATTTTTTATTAACGTGTTAAATAAAAAAACATGAAAATATAGAAATTTTTATATATAAAATTTAATTATAAAATATCAACTATTCTGGATAGCCTTTCCCCTTTAAAAATCCTTTAAAATCAATTTTATGAAGTCATTTTTTTATAGATTTCACAAAAATTATCTGCATTTCAAAAAGAAAAAAATCTCAAACTTTTGCAGAATAACAATGTAATAGATCTTTTTCCAAATGAGATTTATAATAAAGAAAAAAAGAGCTGATAGGATTAAAAGCTCTTTTTTCCCTTTTCTTCGTTATCTATAACAAAACATTCTGGGGAAAGATTTGTTATTATGATAATACTCTCTTTTTTATTTATTGTCAATTTTTTAGTTTTATAGAATATTTTTTTATTTGTCTTTTTAGTTTCTTTATTTTTTTTATATCTCATCTATCTTCGCATTGTTCTAGTGCTAATTTTAGCTAAAAACCAAAACTTGTAGATATACTTGAACTCTTTTCTGAAATTTTACTTTTAGTTATGCTTTCAGTTTTTGTATTGACCGTATTCGTATTTGTTTCTGTTATCCTGTTTCTACCGTTAGAAAGACTTTGAGTATTTATATCAGAAATGCTTTGACTATTTATTTGTGTGTTTGATACAGTATTAATAGTCTCGTGTGATTTAACCTTTGTCTTAGTATTTACTTTAGCTACTGGATATTCAATATTATTATTATATAAAAGTGTTGCTATTATTGATTCATACAACAAATTGCTATTTGATTGAGAAGTATTACTGTTTGTATTAGTACAGCTTATTGTTATTAAACTAATAAAAACTATTATTAGTATTTTCATATTTTCCTCCTTGATAATTCATTTATAACTATATAAAATATTTTTTAATCTATTCTTTTACGGCTTCCTCTCCAAATTCTTATATACTATTTTTATTTTTTGCTATAAAATTTCAGTCACTCATTTTTGATATACGAAATCTAATAAATAATTTCAACTAAATTTTTTAAATTAAGTTAAAATAACTTTCTTTTATAGAAAATATAATATTTTTTATTTTTAAAAATATTTTTAATTTTTTTATTTCACAATACACACTTTTAAATAATGCTTTGAACCTATGATATAATACAAAAAATGTTAGTAAGAAATTAATTTTCCTAATCCTTATTTTCGCTATCTGATATGAATTTAAAACAATTAAAACTTTCTAATAGAATAAAAAGGCCTCTCATAATTGAAAGGTCTTTTTTATAGTTATAAAACATCTTAGTGAAAGATTTTCATATTATATATTACTCATCTATGGCTAAACTTATATCTTTTCCTTCTAATGTTAGAATCCCTTCTTTCCCTTTAAAATGTATTTCTATTTTTTCATTTTCACCAATCATCCTAGTTCCTGACCCACTCACAGCTTCCTTCATTTCTATTTTCTTATTTCCAATTGTTAATATCCCTGTTTCAAAAAGATTTGAAGATTCAAGAGTTATTATTTCTTTATTGTCTTCTCTCTTAAAAGTTATTATTTCTTTTTCAACTGATGGAATATTTTTTTCAACTTTAACTACTTCTTCTTTCTTTTCTATATCTTTTCCACATCCTGTAATAGCAAGTACAACTCCCAAAATAACAAAAAATTTTTTCATAATTCTCCTCCTAAATTTATTTATTATAAATATTAAGTAATCAAACAAGTTAACTTAAAATTATGCCATATTTATTACTAATAGCACTACCAGCTGGTAATACTATTAGTATACTTCTTTCCAGCCCCCTTGTCAATTTTTTACATTGCTGCTGAAATTTGTAGCTCTTCCAACTCCGATAAATAGCTTCAACAAAAACTCAATTTTAAGTAAGAATTACAATATTTCTACCACAATTTAAATTTTCAAAATCATAGTATTTTCTAATGTTACTAAAATAATACTTGAGTCTATGATATAAAATACCAGAAAAAAATTAATCTTCCTGACCATTATTTCTACCATTTGATATGAATTTAATCCTAAAAGAACAATTAAATTTTCCAATAAAATAAAAGAACCTCTTATAATTAAGAGGCCTTTTCCAACTATAGTTATAAAACATCTTGGGGAAAGATTTTATACCTAAATATAATATCATATAAATTTATTTTTGTAAACACAATTTTTTATTAACTATATTTACATTAAAATTTGAAAATTAAGTTTTATTTTTTACTTTTTTAGACTAAGGAGAGAATTTCTTCTCCCCCTTAGTCTATCCCCCAAAGTCGTATAATATTACTACATAATTAGATCATTTCTTTTTTTATTTTACAAAAAATTTTATTTTATCAAATAAGCAGACACTCTTCTTATAACTCATATTTGAGAAGGGATAATTAAATTTCTTTATTTATCATTTCTTTTTATCTCTTACTTATTTTTACATTGTTCTAATGCTACCTTTAATTTTTCTGGTATAGGTATTCCTAGTATAGCCGCATTTTCTAAAATAGATAAAAATTCTGTAGCTACATAAAACATTAATACAAGTGTTCTTATTCCCATGCCTTGTAAAATTATATCCATTTGAGTAGCTCCAACTATTATTACAAGGATAATAAATTTCTTCCAAAATCCTTTATAAGCTCTTTTGGAATTCATATTCTTCTCTTTATACCCCTTTGCAACTCCTGTTATATAATCTAATGCCATCATTATCAACAATGCTCTAAACAAGTTGTCGAAGCCTCCTATTAAAAAAATGGTTACGCTTACCCAGCTTGTCCATACCATAGCAAGTCCTATCTTTGCTAAATTTATATATTCTTTTAACGCTTCAAACATATATTCCCCCATCTTCTATAGCTTAATACCTACTTTTAATCCACCAACTATATTATTGTTGCCTCTTAAATCTGTTTTTCCTTCTAAATATCCTTCTATATATCCTTTGCTATTTATATCTTTCTGCATTTCCTCTGCCACTTTTAATATATCCTTTGGAGCTCCTGTGGTAGCTGTTTTAAGGATTTCATTCACAATTGTAAGCTGTTTATCCTTTGAACTTTTAAAAGTCTTTTGAAGCGTTTTAAGAGCTTCCTCTATTAAATAAATAATAAATTTTTCTGATATAAACCAAGACAAATATGTGGGAATCCTTTTTTTAAACTCTTTTATTGCATATTCAAGCTTTTTCTTTCCCTCTCCTGATATAAACTCTTCCTCTGCTCTTGTTACCACATAACAAGCTATTACCCATAAAGTTTCCTTTTTATATTTATACAAGCAATAGAACCCCAATATAACCAAAATAATTGTTATCATTAAAAGTATTATTTCTTTATTCATTTTTATTTCCTCCTTAATTCCAGTTATTTTCTATATTCAAATATCTTCTTTTAACATCCTGTGGCTGTTCCCTTCCCCATTTAAGTCCTAATTTAAAGTTTAAAATATCCTGAGAAGTAAGGATTTTTTTATTTTTTATAAAATTGTGCATAAGCCCACCTTTGCTCAAATTAAATTGATTATGATAATCTACCAAATGAACAAAAGTCTTTTCATTTTTAAACTCTGGTAATCCACTAAGAGAGGCAACATAATTCACCATATCTCTTATATGTTTTTTATCTAGTTCATCTATTTCTTTTCTATATTTTTTTAATTTTTCATTAAGATCCTTAATATTTTTATCTAATTTTAATAATCTTTCAATATCTCCTGCCGTAAAGCCACATTTATTTCTAAGAAAATTTCTAGCTACTCCATTATGTTTTACATCAAATTGACTCCTCCCAAAGCTATACCCCGACTTTCCTCCTGCATAACTAAATTTACAGATCACATTTTCATTCCCACTAATTTCATTTAAAGATATTACTTTCATGATTTTTTCTAAGTTTATATTATCTGTTATTTGTTTTATGTTCATTTTCTCCTCTCCTATACTGTTTTAATTTTTGATTTTTTATTTATCATTTTTTTTAAATCTTCTATAGTCAAATTTAAATTTACCTCATCTCGTTTTAAAAATGCTTCTACTTCATATACTGTATTAATAAACTCCATTCCCTTTACTCTCATTTCTTTTAATTGATTTAATGTCATCTTTAAAATATCATTATCTGAAAAAGCCCAAAAAAGTCCCTCTTCTTTTCCTGCATCTTCCAAAGCTGATATTGCATTACTTAAAAGAGCAAGATCTTTATCTCTGCACCTTTGATTATGTCCTTTGTATATAAATCCTCTGTCTAAAATCTCTGCTTTATATTTATCTATTTGTTTTTTGTAAAATATCTTTTTTTCTTCTTCACTAGCTCCTTCCTCCCAAATCCTTTTCTCCTCATTCCATTTCTTCTTTATCATATTATCTGGCTCAGGAATGCATACAATCTTTCCATTTTCAATATATTCCCCACTTTTTAATTTTTCTCCCCCAAGATTTAGCTGTATTCTTTCAATTCTTGTTGCTTCTCTCAAGATTTCATTCCCTGAATTATCTATTTCTAATATTGGAAAATCTATTGAATTTTCTGATATTAGATAATTCTCTTTTCCATATCTATTTATTGCCTCATCTTCTGATAATTTTTCTTCAAAAACATCTAATATTTTGAAATAATTGTTTAATATTGCTTTCTTTTCTAAATAAAAAAACATATTCTCCCTCCTAAAGTAAACTAATTTCATAATCTGTATTAACCGTTTTTGCAAATACATAAAATTTAGGAAAAATTCCTGTTACTCCACTCTGAATTATTTTAAATGCTGAACTAATATATTTATTTCCTCCTGTTTCTTGTAGAGTAGGTTCTGTATAAAAATATATTTTAAAATTACTTGCTTCATCTGTTCCTATTACTTTTATATCTTCTACATATCCACTTGTATAAAATGTTTCTTCTCTTCTATTTCCCAAGTTTGGATTATTGAGAGTTTCATAAATTTTCATATTTATTTTTATTCCATCACTTTCATTTCTCATGTATTCTCTTAATATATTTGTATCTGGATAAAAACTTGAAATTAAATTATTTTTAAAACTTAACCACTTTATAGTTCCCTCAAAAGTTCTGTGCCATCGCAACATAGGTTTATTAATATCAAATGGAATAAATATTTTATAATTAGCATTTGGATTAATTGGAGACACAAGAACAACTAAACTTCCTCTTAAAAATCCACCATATGTTTTTGGAAGTAAAACATTAGTATTTCTATAATCAACATTAACTCTATAAATACCAGGTACAAGACTTAAATCATTAATTTCTTCTGGAGTAGATAAAAAAGGATTATTTATTGCTCCTCCTTCTGTTGCTGGAGTTTTCCAATCAAATGTTGTCCCATTATCAAATATAAATCTGTAATATACATATCCTTCTTCCTCTCTTAAATACCTAGCTTCTTTTATTCCATTTCCTTTTGTTCCTTGCTCTCCTTTAGGAAGAACTAAATTTAGAATTTGTTCTGTTCCAGCTTCTGTTATTTCTGCTTTAGCTTCCTCTCCTTTTTCAACTGTTCCAATTTTTATTTTGGAAATTGGTCCTGGAATCCCTTGTTCTCCTTGTATGCCTTGCTCCCCCTGTTCTCCTTTTGCTCCTTGTTCTCCCTTATCTCCTTTTTCACCTTTTAAAGCAGCTTTATTATCTGCAATATATTTATCTAACTCTGTTTTTTTGACATTAGTATGTGAGTTTAATTCAACCTTTTCTCCTTCTGTAAATTGATCTATTTCTAATTCTTTAGCTGTCACATATTCATTTATTTCTTCTTTTTTATTATCTGTAAGATCATTTATTTCTTTTTTAGATTCAGTTAATAATCTATTTAACTCAACTATCAAGTTATTCATTTCACTTATTAATTCATTCCCTGGAATCATTTCTAAATTACTTCCAGCTGTAGTTTCAGTAACTACAAAACGAGCTAACTTATTTACAGTTAATATCTTTTCTCCTTCTAATAAAACTATTTCAATTAAAACATCTCCAATTATATTTAAGGCATTATTAGGAACAAGTACTTCATTTATCTTTCCTATATTTGTTATCATTGTAAATACGCTTGTTTTATTTGGTCTTATAAAATTGATTTTCATTGTTTTTCCACTGAAATTTATTTCATCCTCAAATATTATTTTTAAATAATGTGTTTGATTATCTCCTTGAGTAAATATCATTTCTTCTTCATAAGTTACTCCTTTTTTTATATTAACTTTTATACTAAAAACTCTTTTCATATCCCTCTCCTTATCTTATATTAAAACTCTTGATGTCATCCAAGGTAGTGTTACATCACTTGTTTCAAAATGTGGTGAACTTTTTCCAGTCCAACTTGTTACTGTTGGCCAACTTCTTACACTATCAGCAAGAGCTCCTGACATCCATGCAGTATATGTATAATATCCATCATCATAAATACTATTCAGTCTATTTCTTGTTATTGAAAAATATGCATATCCTTCTAATAAGTGGCTCGTTTCACTATCTCCACTTCCTCCACCTCCAGAAATCCATTCCAATCTCATATATATTTTTACTGTTCTTGTTTCCCCTAATCCCATATTACTCATTCCACTTATGTAAACCCACTTTTTATCATGTCTGTCATTATTTGCTAAACTTACTGTTAATCCCGCATTATCAATAATCTGCCATGGAGTTGACCTTCGTGTTTCGTATTCTACTCCTATAGTTGCAACACTGCTTCCATATACTCTATACTTGCTCCATTCTTTCATTTTATTCAAAGTATTAAGCATATGATTTCTTCCCCAATAATGTCCAAATTCATACAGCTCTTTCTCTGCATTAATTACCTCTGCTAATAAATAATAATCTGCTAAAGTTTTATTGGCTACATATTTACTAGAATAATCTATAAGCGAAGAAAAATTATATTCAAAATTATTAATTTCAGGTATTTTATTTTTTATTGAATTCAACCATGTATTATAATTATTTAACCATATTATAAGCCTGCTTTTTAAATAAAGCTGCTTGCTATTTAAAGATACTAATAGTTCTTTACTTAACATATCTCCCATTTTAGCAGTTTCAAAATTACTCCCTCCTCTACTTCCTATTTTTCTTGATAGCATAGTAAAAGAAGTGTCTAAAAATTTAAGTGTTGCTATTCCTTTTTTAAAATTAGGAGTTTTTTCAATTATTTCCATTAATTTAGACACTTATTCCCTCCTTCATCAACCATTGTCTTATATAATTATGATTATCTAAACAGCTTTTAAAATTATTATCTGTATCATTAAATATTTTATGGCTAATTTGTTTCTCTGTTGTTGTTATTACCCAAGTTCCATCTATAGCTTTTCCAAGTGTATTATCTTCAATAAATCCTCCCCACTCATGTCCTACACCAAAATGAGCTATCCCATTATACATATCCCCATCTGATATATATTCTTTTCCTATTCCCGGAGTCCCTTGTTTTTCTCCTTCCCAAGCTATTAATGTTTTATGAGTTATAAATAAATAATCTCCTACTTTATATTCTGCTGCTACTTCTAAAGGTACAACTATTTCTAATTCTATTCCTGGAAGTCCATATCTACTAAAAATAGAATCTGCTAAAGTTGCTGAGAAAGTAGCTTTATCTGTTAAGGATAATTTATTTATACCTTTAATCTCATATTCTTCTGGTGAATCAGGAATAAGCATTTTAAATTTATTAAATGAAGTAGAAGATGAAAAATACCTCTTTGTTTTTCCCTTATCTTCTTTAAAATCATAGTCATATTTAACTATCATATTATTAACTATATTTTCATCAGTTATAGTCTTCCCTCCAATAGATATAATGTTTTCTTCTGATAATGTTATTTCTTCTGTTCCTATTGTAGGCTGTTTATGTAGTTTTAATCCCAATTTGCCTTCTGTATTTACAAAGGGAAAAATAGCACATGGTTTATATATATTTTCAATTAAAAATTCATATGGATCATCTATCGGTTCTCTAAATTCAAAATAAAAATTATATACCGCTCTATTCAATGTTTCCCTTATAGAATTTAAAGAAATCATATCAACAAAATCAGTCCATTTATTACTTAAATATGGAAGCCTTACTTCTAATACTGGAGTGGAGAAAATTATCTGAAATATCATTTCTACCATATCAATAACATGACCATTAAAGAATATTACCCTTGTTAAAATTATATTTCCATTCTCATCTGTTTCTCCTTCATTTCTTTCCTCTATATAAAATCCTATTCTCCTACCATTTACCATTTTATAAGGAAGTCTGTAATTATTTATATCCAAAATACTTTCAGTAGAATACTTAGAAAATTCTCTATCAAAAATTGATGATTTCAATCTATTCTGAAAATCCGCTACTTCTATTTCATATTCACTTTCAAACTCATCATTTGAAATACTTCGTATAAGCCCTCTATATACTAATTTAAGTCTCCCATTTTCACATAAAGCAAATACATCAACCATTTCTCCATAGGTCATTGTGAAATTAGAATTAAGTCTCCTATAAAGCCATTTTGATATTTCATAATTTATATTTGTGACTTTAAAAGTTATTGAACTTACTGAACATTGAGAGTTTTTTGGTGTAATTGAAGTCGCTGCTCCTGATGGTGTACTCATATAAGGCTTACATAACACATTATCTATAATAATACCTTCTTTTGTACTTAAATATAGAGGAGTAGCATCTATTCCTATTTTTAAGGAATCATATATTTTTACTGCATAATGATAATATTTTTTCATACAAAATCAACTCTTTCTTTTACTTTTACTGTCATTTCATAGTAAGGTTTTCCTGTGCTTTGTTTAGGTTTTATATCCTTTAACTCATAGTAGAATTTAGGCTCTCCTGGTATCTTTTTCATATCGATATATCCTTTTTTCATAAGTACCCCTTTTGAAATCGTAACTATAGCCCTATTTCTTTTAGCTTCAATAAAATCTTTTACTATATTTTCACATTCCTTATATGTAAGTAATTGTAAAGTAATTGTATAGATATGCTCTATCCATCTTAGAATATTAAATTCTTCTCCAGATTCACTTTTTTGGTATATAGCTCCGCCTTCATCTTCTATTCCTTCGTATTTACATCCCTTTATCTTATTTTCATTGAGATTATTAATAGAATTTAAAATATTTAACTGCAAAATATCACCTCCTATACAAATTTTAAGAATCTTAAATAAAGTCACCTTTTTTTCTTTCCTATAAGTGTTACATTATACCCATCATTTAATTCTTTTTCTATTTGCTTTATCCAAAATTTACTTATTTCTGAATCTGATATATCTATTATTACACTTCCTTCACTTTCATTTCTGGATGTTTCTATTCTATCTTCTATCCCTTCATCATATATCGTTGACCTTTTTTCTTCTTTTTCTGAAGTTTCACTATCTGGAGAAACTAATGATGCTGCCACTCCAAATGCTGCTGCTATAGCTGCATTTTTAGCTGCTGACATAAATTCTGGCGGGGCAAGGCTTGCTGTCAAAGGATTAGCAGCATAAGATATTCCTTTTGCTGTATCTGAAATTGCTATAGCTGCATGTTCTTCTCCTTTTGCTAAAAATAATTCTGCTAATTGCATTTGAGCAAATTTTTTAAAATCATCTAATGATTTTATTTGTCCTGTTGCTAATGCTTCATATGTTTCTATTATTGTATTAGCTGATCTCCTATATATATTAGTTTCATAATTTTCTTTCCATTTCTCCCAATTTATTTTTTCTTTATCTCTTTTTTTAGCTTTTTTATTCTTTAATTCAAGCTGTTTTATTTCATTTTCTTTTATTGCTAGCTTTGTGTCTAACGCTTTTTCTGCATAATGTTTATCCTTTTCATAAAAAGCTAATCTATTCTCAAGCTCTCTTGCTTCTTGTTGTAATTTTTTTTCTTCTACATAATATCTGGCTGATTCTGCTCTTTCTTCTATTTGCTTTTCTGTAAGTTTTCCTGTTTCTTTCATCTCCGCTATATCATTTAAATATTCCCATTCATCTTGTAATAGTTCTGCTTGAAACTGTTTTCTCTTCATCCTCTCTTCTTCTAGATACTTATCTTCTCTATCATTAAAATCTCCTCCCATAGATACTGAAGTTCTTTTCTTAATATCTATTTCTACTTCTATAATTTTTTTATGATATTCATTTGCTTTAGCTTGATCTCCAATTTTTTTATAATATTCTTCCATCTCTTTTAAAGATTCAAGATTTGTCATAGCTTGCCTGTTTAAAAGTTCTCTATCTGCTTTCTCTATATTTTTGTTGTATTCTTCTTTAGATATAGCCCCAAGATCCAAAAGTCTATTCTGTTCTTCTATCATATTTTTTTTAGATTCAAGATATGATAATTCAGAACTTTTCATTGTTTCATTATGTTTTTCTAGATTGCCCTTTTCCAGCTTTTTTAATTCCGTTTCTTTTTGAATCTTTTCTTCTTGAATTTCTATTCTTTCATCTAAAATCGCTATTTTTTGTTCTAACTGTGTTTTATCTTTTTTTAATTCTGCTTTTTCATTTGAATCATTTGAAGTACTGATTATCTCTTTATTTAGTTTTAGAACTTTTTCTAAATGTTCTTTAACCTGCTTTTCTTCCCCTTTATTACTATTATTAAGATATTTCCCTAATTCCTTTCTATAGTCTGCATAAGAAGAGATATTCTTTTGATATGCTTTTTCTCTTATCATATTTTCTGTTTCTATTATTTCTTTTCTAAGCTTAGCTATTTCATCACCATGTCTCTTTATCATTGTAGCTTTCTGTTGATAATTCAGGTTATCTAGCTTTAATATCTTTTGAATTTCAGCTTCATGCTTGGCTACTCTTTTCTTTGTATCTTCTAAATTTTCTTCCCTATTATCTTGACCATCCACAAGTTGTCTGATTTCTTTTATCACAACATATATAGGTTTTTCTAGGAATGTAACAAGATCTCTCCATCTTGAATTCATTGCACTGGTTAATTTATCCCATTCAGTTTTTATATTTGCTGATGTTATAGCATATGCAGTATTTAATTCTCCAGATTTATTTTTCATATCATTTAGTTTTTCTGAGAATTTCTCTGCATTAAGCCCAGTAAGATTAAGAGCTGCACTTCCTGCCTCTACACTTCCAAATAAATCTACTATAGACTTGTTTGTCTTTTTAGCATAGTCTGACATTATGTTTAAAGCCCCTTGTAAATCTCCTCCCTTTGCTATAAAGTCTCTGAAAGACTGTCCTGAAATTTCTTTAAATACATCTGCTGCCTTTTGTCCTTCTTTTGATAATTCATTGAACATTGTTTTTAGCATAGTTGTTGATTTCGCTGTATTATTTCCATTTTGAGTTATTTGAGCAAGTGCAGCTCCTACATCATTCAAAGTAATTTTTAAAGGTGCAGAAATGGCTGTTACATCAGCTAAATAAGCTCCAAGTTCTCCTACTGTTGTTACTCCTTTATTTTGAACTGTAAGTAGCCAATCAGCTATCTCTCCTGCTTCCCTTGCTTCCATTTTATACGCATTCATTATTGATGATATAGTCTTTATTGATGTTTCTGCTGTTGTTTGTCCTGCCATAGCCGTTTTAGAAGCAGTTTCAAGAAAGTCTACTAAATCTTCTTTCTTAATTCCAGATGATAAAGCTTGATATGCACCATTTGCTATATCTTCTTTACCTGCTCCTGTCTTTATAGATAAATCAACAAAGGCATCTGCATATTTGTTTAATTCTTCCCTTGATACTTTAAGTAAGGTATTTACTGTAGATAATTGTTTCTGAAAAGCTATCATATCTTGAATAGCAAGTCTTGTTTTATTTGCAAAGTATATTGCAGCAGCTGCAAGAGAGAGTTTTGAAGTTGCCACTTTTTTTATTACAGTACTTAAACCTGAAAAAGATTTATTTAATGCTCCTGTACTATTTGAAGTTTTTCCTTGGATTTTATCTAAACCTTTTGTATAATCTCCAGTTTCAAGTTTTGCTATATACTGTAATATATATTCATTTGAATATGGTGCCATCTATTAACCTCCTAACATAGCTTTTAATTTTTGCAATCCCGAAAAATCCATACCTTGAATTATTTTTACTCCTTTATTCTGGAAAATACTTCTATATTTATCTAAAGTTTTTCTGTATTTCTCATTCCCATCTTTACTTTTTAAATGTATATGATTATCATATATTTCTGCATTCCTTAAGCTCTCCTCAGCTATCACTGCTTCAATTCCTTCCAAAGCATTGAAAAATACAAATACATTAGTTGAAAGAGCTTCTTTCAATGAAGTATTCATATATCTGCAATACTTTGCTAAAATATAATCAAAAGATATATATACTTCATCATTGGATGAAACTGTTTTCTCTTCTTCTGCTTCTTTTTTCTTATTTAAAAGGACTTCCAAACACCCTGATAGAGCTATCCATATTTCTTGATTAGTAAGATTGTTAATATTTAGATTAGGTATCATTATTTTTATTAATTTATCAGCAGTATCTCTGAATTTTTTATCTAACATAGAAAAATCAATAGTATTTATTTTAAGCCATTCCATTACACTAGGTTCTTTGATTTTATAGTTCTTAAATCTTATTGTTATCTCTTTATCTTCTCTTACATACTTTTCCATATTATTAAATTTAATCATTTATTCCTCCTGATTTAATACTTATTGATACCCCTCTTTGTAAGAGGAGTACTATAAATATTAACCTCCTATTCCTGAGGGCTTAGTATATTTCCCTATTGTAAATAATTTTCTATATGTTTCTGAATCTGGATTTTCATCTGAAGAAAATTCAAATGTTAGATCACATTTTGCTTGGCCATCTTTTTTGAATGATATATTTGTATCTATCTTACAAAATACTCTAGGTCCAATAATATCATATTCTTTTGAAGTCCCTGCTGAAAGAGGATGTATTTCAAGTTTTCCAAATTTCATTTCTTTACCTGCTGTTGAAAAAGCTGTTCCTGTTGCTCCTTTTTCATAAACATTTGATAACTTTGTCACTATATCTTCATTTAACCAAATTGAACACTTAAAAGTAGTTTCTGATGGAATAACCTTCGATTTATATGGTCCTTCCATTTGGTCCATTTCTACTTTGAAAATATCAAAAGTATTTGTGAATATTGCATCTGATTCTTTTAAAGTGAGTCCTAAAATAACTGCATCTGATTCACCATCAAGTGTGTATTTAACTTCACATTCCCCTAAAGGATAATCTTTTAATGTTGCCACTATTACTACCTCCCTAATTATTAAAGTTTATTTTTATATCTCTTCCTAATTCATCTCTATATGCTTTTACCTTTAACTTAAATATGTTTATTTTATCTGATTTGAAAGTATATCCAGGTTCTATTGTTATACTCACATTGTAAAGTTCTATAGATACTGTTCCATCTAATGTTTCTATCTTTAAATTTCCTTTTTTCAAAAGACTTGAAAGAGTATCATTTATCCCTAGTGTTGTCATCATTTCATTGGAGAAAAGAAGAGAAGTTTCTAAAGTTATCTTTCTTCCCAGTTCAATCTCTTCTTTTGCTTCACTGCTTTCATCTGTTTTTATTTCTTCTGTTATTGGAACTATTTTTAAAGTAGTACTTTCACTTTTTAAAGTATTTCCTATATCTGAATCATTAAATTTTATTTTACATGGCCCTAATGGAACTATTACAGAATTCTTTATTCCTTCATCTTTGAAAATCTTATATCTTACAAGTCTATTCATATCTACCTACCTTATATACAAATTCCAAGGTTTGGCTTTCTCATTTGTATTGGTTCCTTCTGATATTTGAGCTTCTCTCACTCTTTTTAATGTGTCTCTAAAATCAACCATAAGGTCTGCTGCAAGGTCTATATAATCAGTATGTGCTATATGTTCATAAAGTTTAGCTAATACATAGCTTTTACATAGTCCTGATAGAAGTTCTCTTCCATTTTCTAATTCTTTTACTTTATCCAGATTTACACTTGAAGCTATCACTCCTATTGCTGTTTTTTCAAGATGACATATTTCCTCTTGAAACTCACTATCAGTAAAGCCTGAATAATGTTTTAAGATATTTGCAGTAGTTTCAGGTATAAGGTTCTCCCTCATGTATATATAACTCATCTATACCCCCTTTGAAGAAAAGAGGGAATATCCCTCTTTTTCTTTATAAAGTTATTGTATATCTATTAAATCTTGCTGTAGACAATAAAACTGGCATAGGTGCCGATTTAGCCCACAGTCCTTTACTTCCTGTAGTTACTTCTACAGCAAGTTCTCCAGCTAAAATATCTGTTCTCATAAGTTTAACATCATTAGTTTTGATATCTCCATATGTTAAACATCCATAACCTACAGCTAAAATACTTGGATCAGATAGTATGAGCATATTTTTAGTATCAATCATCTTTCCATCTGTTCCTTTTGCCCCTTTTAATAATTCTACTTTCAAATTTCCCACTGTTAAATTTGGTTCATTCCCTGCACTAAATTTAACTCCATTTATATTTTGCTGACTATTATTGGCTTCATTTTTTATAGCATTAAAAATTTCTATTCCAACTTCTATTCTTGGTGCAATAGAATGTTTTTCTACAAATTCCATTTGTAATGCTATTAATTCATCACTCTTTATTTTTCCTGTCCATGTAAGTGTTTTATTTGCTTTAACTCCTACTTCATATGTTTTTCCTGCTTTATCTGTATATGTTCCTTTTAAATAAGCATCTGCTGCTTGTCTTTCAAATTTATTAGTTATTGCTGCTGCTGCCATTTTTGCATATTTAGCCTCTAGTGCCTGAATAGATGTAATTTCTTTACCATCCTTAGTGTATAAAGGCACTCCTGCCCCTAATGTAAGTAAATCACTTGGTTGATATTGGAACTGTCCTCCAATTACGTCTGGTTCAAATTCTAGTGTATTGAATCCATCTTTTCCAAGTAAAGGAAGAATTTCATTTCTATCCACTAACCCAGCTACTAGAAAGTGATTTGTTAAATCATCTATTCTGATTTTTTCTGTTGGAGAATAGTAAATATTTTCAGAATTTTTAAATCTTTGTGAATATACTTGTGGTACATTTATTTTTTGTGTAGCTGTTGCTATTAAAGATATAAGATAAATCATTTTTTTATTCATATTTTAAGCCTCCTCAGTTCCATCTATAGTATCTACTAATATAATTCCAGATTGTTTAAGCTGTGTTATAGCTGTAAAATCTGTTTCAAAGTCTATTCCTTTAATATCTTCTTTTCCTACTATTGCTTGTGTCGTAATAGTCCCCAGTACATCCTTTCCAGCTACTGTTAAAACTATTTTCTCTCCTGTATATAGTCCAATTATTATTCCTTTATCTGCATCTCCTGGTACATATTTATAAAATTTCCCATCTGTTTTACTTTGTGCCAATGCTGTATAAGTTTCTAAAGTAACCTCTTCTTTTCCAAGTACTACCTTCATATCTCCCTGGATTCTTTTTATTCCTCTTTCTTGCGTATAGCTTTTTCTTTCAAAACTTGCCATTTTTTACCTCCTTAAATTTTATAATGAATTTATCAAATCTTTTGCTGCTTGTACTGGATTTGTTTCTACTGATGAAAAGTCTTTATTTTCTGCTATATTTTCAAATAATTTTTTAAAAGGACTATCTTCTTTTGAAAACTCCTTTAACACTGCTGCCATACTTGATTTATCTGTTTCAGAAAATTCAATTATATGGTTATACTCTTCTTCTTCATATGCTTTATTTATTGAAAATTCCAGTATTTTGTGTAATACTGGTGGAAACATTGAAATAATTTTTTTCTTAGTTTCTTCTCTTTCATTCTCTCTTGCAAACTCTGCCTTTGCTTTCTCATATATCTCTTTTGGAGTCAGTTTATTTAAAGGCTTTGTAGATATAAACATTCCTAAACTTTCAGCTATACTTTTTAGTGTTTCTGTTGAAAATTCTGCCGTTTTTTCTACTGTATATCCTTGAGATTGTAATTTTTCTATAAATAAACTCAAATCCTGTTTATCCCAAATTTTTCCTATTAGAGTACCAAGTCCTGTTATATTAGCTTCTGTTGCGTCTAAATCATCTATAATACTACAAGCTATTTGTAATTGTTCTTCTGCTGTAAGATTTTTAATTGATTTTATTAGATCATTCTCTTCTGTAAATTCTATTGTTTTTACTCCCTCTGCTCCTGTCAAATCTGCAGAAAATTCTGAAAATGATTTATCTAAATCTTTTAAATGTGGTGGAGCATATCCTAGTATAGCTAAATGATTTGGTACTTTATTTACTCCTATTCCAATAGATAAATTAGGATACTGTTCTTTTATACTTTCTCCAAAAGAATTATAGGTAAATTCTCCTAATAAATATCCTTCTTTATCAACTTCAGTAACCTTACAACTTCCTGCTATAGGAATAGCAGTTATTGGATAGCCTGCATTTTTCCAATCTCCTATATGTCCCGCTGTTATGCAAAACTCTTTTCCTATCCAACTTTTTAAATCATCTACTGTGTAATTACCTTTGACTCCATAATTACCAGCTTTAAAAATTCTCTTAGGCATTTCTTCCTCCTTTTAAATATTCTTTTATTTTCTTTGCATATAATCTTCTTTGACTACTTGAAAACCCTATAAAAGCTCTACCTGGTTTATCTCCCCATGGTGTAGCAATCTTTCTTTTTCTTGTATGAGTTCTCACTTTTTCAGCTCTTCCTCTCCTCTTTCTGATATGTTCCCTTACTGTTTCTTCTACATCTGTTTCTCCTAGTTCTCCTTTTGCAACTGCATACTGTTGATATGCTGCATACTTTTTATTAGTCCCTACTATTGCTGTTTTAGCTGTTGCTTTAGAATTTATGCTTCCCTTCAATGCTCCTGTATCACTCAAAGGTTTTGAAGATCCTTTTCTTCTTCTTGATATTGTGCTTTCTTTTAAAGGTTCCCATTGCTCCCCTTCTGGTGTTTTAGATTGTCTAAATCTCATATCAACCTTGCTTTTCATGTCTTCTGCTATTTCCAGCATTAATGATTGAGTTTTTATAGAAGCATTTTTAAGTTTTTCCATACCTTTTATTACTATACTGGAGTTACTTTTAAACTTTACATTCATAAAATACCTACTTTTTACTTTTATTCATGAAATGTAAAGTTGTTAAAGTTCCTAATACTCCCACTACAATTCCAATAGCTATAAATCCTGCTGCTGTCATGATTATTACCTCCTATATTTTTAATTTTAATTGATTTTTCATTTCTTCAATTTCCTTCTCTTTTTGCTTTATTGCTTTTTTTATTCCTGATACTTGTGTTCCATAAAAATTTCCCATTTTATTTTTAAGATCTTTTATTTCTTTAGTTACTGTTTTAGAAACTGTTAATCCATACTCTTCAAGTTCTTCTCTACTTAATGTAATTCTTTTACTTCTGCATCCATGATGATTAGGTGGAAGATATCTATTCCAAAATGCATGATCTAATGGATAAACTTTTCCATTTAAAATTTGGCATATTTCAGATGTTCTCTCATCATCTATTGCATCATAAAGGCCATAAGGCTTATTCTTTTTATTAAGTTCTTGATTATAGAATGCTCCTGCATTATATAAACTCTGCATATTATTCCTATACACCAACTCTAAATACCATGGACTATCTCCTAATCCAGTTTTATCTAAAATTGTTTTACTAGCTTCTAACCAATCTTTAAATGTTCCTCCATTACTTAAATTATCTAAAAGACTATTATATAGAGTTCTTGTTGTTTCTAATTCCAAACTTCTTTTAATATAGAAGAATGTTTCATTTACTTTTTTAGTAACATCATCTAGATGGTCATATAGAATAGGAAATTTCTTTATAAACCAATTTATCGCTTTGCTAAATGGTAAATTAAAAGGATCTTTCTCATCAGACGAGAATTCCATCAATGGATTTTCTAATTCATCTATATAGCCTTTTAAATAAGCTATAATCATTTTTTCTTTTAGTTCAGTCAAATCAAATGAGAAACTTTCTAAATCATTTATATTTTTTATCTCTTTAAATTTTTCTTTAAGTTGCTTAGTTACAGTTTCAGTAAAATCTTTCATTCCAGTAGAAATGCTTTCTTCAAATATCAAAACTTTTTCTTTATTTTTTTCAAATAGATCATCTAGTTTTTTTTTACTGAACTCTGCTCCTATTCCATTTGCATATATTTGTTCTGGCTTTTCTATAAGGAATTCTGGAGAGATTCCTAAATGTTCTGAAATATATTCTGCTGTAACCTTATACCCTGTACTTGATAATTTTTGCAGATTATCTAATTTCACTGTTTTAAGTTCTTCCTGCTGCTTTTCCCTTGCTATTTTCTCTTCTTCTGTAAATATTTTTTCTAATGTAAATTCAAAATCTTTAGGATTATATCCATGATATTTTGAATCTATCTCTAGCAGTTGAAACAGTGAATCTGTAACAAATTTACATATTTCTTCTACTACTTCATCAAATCCTTCTTTATGAACTTCTCCTAAACTATATGAGCCTGTTCCTCCACCATTATCCATTGTTAAAGTGGAACCTAATATATTTTGTACCAGTTTTTCCTTTTCTCTGTTTTCAAGTTCTGTATATATCTTTGGATCCAAATCTGAGAGTTTTATAAATTGGATAGCTTTACTTAAATCAATCTCTCTGTTTACCCCTCTTACTGGAACTGCTATTGAATTCATTCCATCTGGTTTTTCAATACTTTTAGCTATCTCATCTCTTTCTGCCTTGCTACTATTTATATCTACAGGATAAACAGGAATAACTGATCCATACCTTTTTGACAAACCCCTTAATTGGCTTTCAAATAATTCTTTATTTAAAAATGATTGCTTACAACTTTCAAATATACTTATTCCTTCTGGTTTAGCTGGATTCCATTTATGAATACTTAACAAAAACTTATCTCTATTAAGTTCAATCTCGTTAGATCCTATTCTAAACTTCCATTTTTTATCTCTGTAATATATGTATTCTTCTGGAATAGGAATTAATGTTTCTATGGCAAAATTTAAGCTATAAACTATTTCAAAACAGCTGTAACCATAATATCTGGCTGTTATTAAATGATTAATAATTCGATTAAACTTTATTCCTGAAAATCTTTCCTGTATCTCTTTTTCTAATTCTTTTAACTCTGTTTTTTTGGCTATTGGCACAAGCTTTCTTCCCGATACTGCTCTTTCTAATTTTTGTATTGCTGAAGCTATATCTATATCTTTCAAAAGTTTTTTGATAAAATCATTTGTCAAATCACTAGTGTCACTTGGTATTCCTTTAAAAAGCTCAGTAACTACTGATAACATAAATTCTTTTTTTATCATATTCACTCCCTTCTAGTTCCATAAAATGTTTTTAATCTTTTCTTAAGTGGAGTATATTCAAATTCTTCTAAACCATATCCCATAGCTGCAATACTGTGCGCATCTATATTATATTTTCCAGATTTCATACTTCCATCTGAATTTTTTTTATATACACAACTTTCAACTTCTTCTTTTGTATTAGGACACCTCCTAGTATCTATAACTATTCTAGAAAAACTCCTTAACATTTGTTCATGGTAATCAATCGAACCTTTTCCTTTTGTAGCTCCTGCAATGTTATATCCAGCATCGTAAAAATCTGCTATTGTTTGACTAGAAGCACTGTCTGCATATATTGGAATATTTCCTTCCTTCAAAGGTTCTAATTCCTCAAAAAGTTCAAGTGTTAGTTTTCCTTTGTTATAGTATTCCCAATAAATATAAAGTTCATTCAAATAAGGATTAACAGCCATTTTCAAACCACATGTATAAGATATAGAGAATCCCCAGTCTATCCCTCTATGAAGATTCCACCTATCAATTTTTCCTTGTACATATTTTTCAAATACATTTTCTTCAAAAACTGCATTATATAAAACTAATTCTCCATCAACTCCGAATTTTCCCTCTTTTGCAATTCTTCTAATTCGTGGATCCTTTTCACTTTCTAATTCATAAATAAAATTTACAGGTAGGAAAGGATTGTCCTTATAAGTAGAATGATGAACTTTTATAATAACCTGTTCTTTTCTCCCATCTTCTAAAACTACTTTTTCAATTTTAGTTAAAAATCTTTTTGCATATAACTCTTCTTCATTAAAGTTAAAACCTGCATCTGTAAAGAACATTTTGTATATTGAGGAATTCTTTGATACTGGATTACACATAAGAATAAAATGTGATCTTATCCCTTTTACTCTTAATCTTTTTCTTAATTCTTTAATATCATCTAAAGTTAATTCATCGGCTTCCTCTACAACTATATAATCTATATTTTTTATAGATTTTAATTTTCTATAATCATCCATACCCTTAAATATAATTCTAGATCTATTCATCACATTTTGAACTTCCAAAGGTGATTTCATAAATTTCCATTCATCTAAAATATCTAGCTGATCTGAAGCATCCATAACATCCTCATAACAACTCTCCTTATGAGTAGCAAAGACTTTTCTAATTATAAGAACTTTTCTTTTTACCTTAGAGGAATCAAGAATTACTTTAGAAAATCCTGTAAAACTTTTTCCCGATCCATAGCCTCCAATCATTAACAAGATGTCAAAATCATCATCTACAAGGACTTTATAAAAATGTTCAACTATTTGCATTTGGTTTTATCACCTCTATAGTGATTTTTCTATTCATTTTTTTCTCATAATTATCAATAGATTCTTGAGCTTTTTTAGTTTCTAATTCTAATAAACCTTCTTTAACAGCAATATCTTTTTTCTTTAGTGTTAATTCACTTTTCTTGATATTGGCCAGCTTTTCTTTGATTCCGTCTGCTGCTTTAGCTCCTAGAAAGTCTCCCCATACGGATATAGCCTGAATAGCTGCTCCAAAAGTTTTTTTATCTCCAGAAGCTTCACCTATAATTTTTTCAAGAATTCCTAAAACTTCTCCAGTACCAAATTTACTTGTTTCTAAATAAGCCCTTTTCTGTTCTTCAAATATAGATTGTAATTTCTGATTTTTTCTCAATTTAGAAGCTGCATCTCGCGGATGCTTATATCCTGCTTTTTCTGCTGCTACTGTTGGTTTATCTCCTTGTAGGCAATAATACAAGAAATCTATCTGCATATTTGATAAATTTTCTAAATTATAAATTCTTGTCAAGTTCTCTTTTGTGATATTTTTTGATACTTTTTCCAGTTCTTCCAAGGATTCTGTAAATAGCTTATAGTACCTGTTCACAATGTTTTTTATAGAGCTTTCAGAGTACTCTTTTAGTCTGGATTGAGTTTCTTTTATCCTATCATCTTTCTTTTTACCAAAACTTGAGATCTGGAGTGAATGAAACAATCCTAAGATCTCTATATGTTTTTTGCTAAGTGGAGTTTTCTTTATCAAGTTTTTTCCTCCTTCCTTCAAATTTTTTATAGGGAGAAAAGGGAGTTGAACCCTTTCTAAGTTCCTACTCTCCCATAAAACCGAGGATATAAGTCCTCGGTAATAATAACGGAATTTTTAATGATTTTTAACAAATATTAACTTTTTATTTTAGAATAAGAATTCTCCTGTAAATGCTTCACTTTCATTTTGGAGCTGGGAAATCCTCACAGATACCCTGTCTGGTATCTGATTTTTTTTATTTTTTTCTGAATTTAGATAAGCTTTAGTAATTTCTCTTAGTACTATCATAAGCATCACTCCTTTAACTTTTTTTAAGATTACTGGAAGTATAATCTTATCAAGTCCCACCTTTACAGATGGGATATGATAAAAATATACTATTTACTTCTTTCAAATGCTTCATTTGCTGCATTTAAAAAATCTTCACACATTCTTATTTCTTCCAACAAAATGGGATCTGAATTTTCTTTATTTTTTTCTTTTAGTTTTTCCATGTCTGTATTTACTCCAGTTTCTATATATCCTACTGTTTCAGCTTCCACAGTTAGAACAATTCTTGGATAACCAAGTTCATTTTCATTCTCTTCTAGGAGAATATAATCTCTCGCGTTTGTTCTTCTAAGCGTCCATTCATATGGACTTACTAAATTTCTAGAATCCTTTATAAATATCCATGGTATAGATTTAACTTTTCCTATTCTTTCACCAAATACTGGTTGTGCTTGAAATAGAAAAACATTTCTGTCTTTCCATTTTTGCCTTGTAATTTTTTGACCCGCTTTAAGTAGTCTTTTTGCCTGTTCCCAACTTAATAATTTTTCTTTATTTTACATTTTTAATTCCCCCTATTTCTTTTTATTTCTTTTAACTTTTTTATCATTTTTAGGCACTTCTTCATCATTTTTCTTATATTTATCTCCATTTTTATCTATTTCATTATCTTTTTTACTAACTTCTATGATTTCCGCTTCCTCCACTATTTCAGAATTTTTTTCTGTATATTCAATCATTCCAGGAAGTTTTTCTGTTGCCACTGTTTTAACTATCTCTTCTACTGGAACACCTTCATCATATTTACGAATAAAGTCTTCCTTACTTACTCCAGAAACACCTCTATTTTTTACCTCTCTTCTATAAAGTGCTCCTAGAGCTGCTTCTCTATCATATTCAATAGATACTTTAATTCCATTATCATTAAGCTTCATTACTACTTTTTTATTTGTTATTTGACTTGATACTCCTTCCGCTCCTTCTAGGTTGTAATTCTCTTTAATCTCTTCCATTACTGCTGTCATCATGGCTATGTTCTCGTTAAATGTGTTCATAGTTTCCTCCTTGGTTATTTTTATATTTTTCCAGTGTAGCTGTTTGTAGTAAGTAACTTTTTAACTTTTTGTAAATCACTTTTACAGGACCCGAGCCTTCCTCATATACTTTACCGCTAAAAAATCATATTCTAGTCTTTTAAATATCTAGGTTTTCACATTTTTCCCCCCCTGAAAAATGTGCTTTTTTTGAAATTCAAATTTCATTTTTTGGGGATAGTTTCAAAAAATGTCCTATAGAAAACAAAAACAGGATTTTAAATCCTGTTGTCTTATAAACTATCTATTTTAGGCACTTCTTGTATAAACTCTATGTTTGTTCTTATGCTTGTTATATTAAATAATAATTTCTCCAATCTAGAAAAATTATTAAAAAATTTTATTTTTGTGCTGCCATTTTTTTCTGTATCCTCTAGGCTCTCCTTAGCCCATTTTATATAATTATATTTCATTCTATCTGTTACACCTACATCAGAATTTTTAATGATATTTTTTATCATTTCAAAGTCTAATATGAGTGATTGCATGTCCTTTATTTCTGCTCTCAAAGGTGGTTTAGACTTTTTTAATACTGTGATTAGTCTTTTTTTTAGTTCTTTATTTTTCTTTTCTAAAACAAGATTTAATCTATCCCATAAGTTTTTTTCCAAGTATTTTGAATATTTTTCTTTTAGGATCCGCATTGTAAATTTATCCAAGTTTAAAGTTTTTTCTCCTAAAACTTTTGGAGTAAATACCTGTTCCACTCTTATTATTGTTTTTCTTCCTGGTATATAGTTTTTTTTATTAGATTGAGCCATCTTATTATAAATATTAATCTTGTAATCTGATTTATTGTATGTAAACCCTGTGGTATAATCTTTAGTATTCCCTTTCTGCTCTATCTGGATATATTTTTTGGATTTTTTATTTTCTGGACCCATGCTTTCTACAAAAGTTTCATACACAATTCCAAAAATCAAAAAGTAATCTTCAAATATATCTTCAAACTGCTGTGCAACATCTATTCGAATATACTTTAGATGATGCAGTTTTAAAGTATTATCTGCCGAAAATTCCCTTATTAACCTTAAAAGTTCTGTATTGACTTCCATTCTTTGTTTTTCTGTAGTTATAAGGGCTATATTATCTTCATAAAAAAATTTTGGATAACTGAAATCTACATAAATAATGGTTTCGTGATAGTCAAATCCTACAGATTTTAATTTAATATTATTTATCCAGTGTCCTTTTAGCTTTAATGTAGCTTTTCGGTCATTGTTGCTTACTTCTGTTTCTCCATATCCTCTAAATTTTTTATCAAGAATAATGGATATAGTTTTAAGATCTGTAGCTGCTACAGTCATTATGTTACAAGTATCTATCATAATAACTCCTTAAGCATACTTTAATGCTATATTTTCTATCTCTTTCTTTTCTTCTTGATTAGTAATTTTAATTGTTGCTATATAAAATCTTAATCCATTTTCTTTCACTCCAATTTTGGGAGTTCCAAAAATTTTAAATTTAGAAATTTCTTGTAATACTCTATCATATTTCTTTAAAGATTTAGATGCAAAATGAAATAAAATAGTGTTTTCTATAATTTTATTTTCTCTTTTCTTTTCCATTTTTTCCTCCTCTTCCTTAAAAATACTTACCAAAACCTACAGTTAATAAACTATAGGTTTCAGAAAATACTTTTTATCAGGAAAAATTTTAATTACAATATTATTTTATTTAAATAGAAAATTCTAAACTATCTTTTCTCTATTTTCTAAATCCCCTCTATAAAAATTTCTAATTTTTTTCTATTTTTTCAAAACATCTTTTACACACTCTAAGTTCAATTTCATTCATTTATGGTTCCTCTCTTATACCTTCTGTTTTATAAGTTTTTTGTATTGTTATTCTTTTATTTTTTATTTATTTCTTAGGAATATACTGGTCATTTTTTTTAAATAGCCATATCATACTCCTTTATAAAATTTTTTAGAAATATTCTCTACAGTTTCTATTTGTTGAACAGAACCTATATTCAAATTTTTAAATTTAACAACTTTTTTTATCTCTTCTTTTTTATAATTTCTAAACAAAGGAGCATATGCAGAAAAGAAAAAAGCAGTAATGGTTGACTTCACACCTGAAAAATCTAATTCAATTTTATTTCCTTTATTTATCTCTTCATTTACTCTTTTGAATAGAATTTCTCCTTTTTCGCTAGAAATCGAAAACTCGCTTTTAAAAAACTCTTTCATATTAATTTTAATTTCCATAGCTTGTATTCTCCTATTTTGCAAGTTTTTTGTGTTATTGCTCCTTCAGTTAAAAAAAATCGTAAAATTACATTCAGATTTATTATCTGATTCAAGAATTAAATCCTTTCAACTCTTGAATCAAGCAATAAATTTGCTTGATGCTTACTCTCCAAAAAGTTATAATATATTCGCCAAAACATTTTATATCTAAGGAGATGATTAAATATGGAATTTCTTCCTATAAATTTTGAAACAATTTTAAATATTCTCAATAAAAATAAGAATAAATTAAATTTTGATGATATTTTTTTTCAAATTAAAAATAATCCAAATTATAAAATTGAAGTAATAGAGCTATATCCTATATTATATTCTCTTCTTAAAGGCGGATATATTAACAAATATAACTCTAAAAATTCAGTGTTTAATTCACATTTCATTGAACCTGACGATATTCTCTATATAACTACCAAAGGAAAGCTCTATTTAACAAATATTACTTTTACTAAAGAACATATTGATAGAGAAAAAAAGCATGTTCAATTAGCAGAAGAGGCTAATCTTATAGCTAAAAAAGCTAAAAAAGAAGCTAAATTTGCTAATTATGTAGCCATTTTTTCTTTGCTTATAGCTATAATTGCCTTATTCAAAAAATAATTTATATATTAAAACAACAATTGCAAAAACTAGTGAAAAACTTGAAATTGCTAAACTTATATGAACACTTTTCCTATATTGTTTAGCAGTTTCTAAACTTTCTTCTGCAATCCTCAATTTTTCTTTTGATAGTTCCTCCATTTGTTCTTCATAATTCTCCACTCTCTCACCTCTTTTTTTACTTAAAATAACAATCAGCCATTAAAAGTAATATTAAAAATCCGTAAAGGACTACAGTTACATATATTGCACGTTTTAATTCTCTTATTAATTCATTTTTTCATTAATTCTCCTTTTACACAATCTAAGTTCAATTTCATTCATTTATAGTTCCTCTCTTATACCTTCTGTTTTATAAATTTTTTAATCGTTTAAGACACTTTTTCTTCAGTTAAAATTTCTGATAGTTTTATATTTAAAGCCTCAGTAATGGAAAATAATGTTGTTGTTGTTATTCCTTTTCCTTTTTTTAAATTCTTTATAAATTTCGATAAATTTTCTGGAGAAGTTTTCATTTTTAAAGCTATATCTTTCTGAAGTTTATTTTTTAATTTTTTTTCAATCTCTTCACCCAGTTTTATATTATATGCTAATATTCTATTTTCTGTATTTTCCATTTTCTCACCTTCTTTTAACTGTTAAGTTATTTTTTTAACCTTTTAGTTAATTAAATAACATTTATAGTTTTTTGTCAATCTTTTTTTTTAAAAAGAAATATTTTTTTAATCATTTCTTAAAGATTTTTATTATTTACTTATTTTAGTATTTTTCTTTTTTATCAAAAAAACTTCTCTCCGTTGTCCATCAACCGATTTTTTTTTAATGTTTTAATGTTTTACAGTTTATTTAATTACTTATATGGTACTAAAAAATATCCTATTGAAAAATTTTACTATATAAAAAGACCACAAATATAAATCTGTGGTCTTAAAATAAATCGCTATGTGTTCCAATTCTTGATAATACTAATACTAATTCATCTTTTTTTATTTTATATACCAGTAACCAATCATTTTGAATATGGCATTCCCTAAAATTTTTATAATTACCAGTCAACTTATGATCTTTATATTTTTCAGGCAATACTATTTCATTTACTAGTAATTCAACAACTTCTTCAAGAAGTTCTGGTTTACAACCTCTTTTTAATGCTAATTTATAATCTCTTTTAAACTGATTATGATATCGAACTTTAAGCATTCAAGTCCTCCATCAGCTCTTTTACAGAAGTGAAAGTTTTACTTAAACCTGTATTAGCCTCTACTTCTTTCATAGCTTTTATCGTTTCAAAATTTGGGCTTAATTTTACATCAAAGGGCAAGCCTCTTTCATTAATCATTTTTTTAGCAAAAATAGTTAACGCTCCCGATAAAGTCAAACCTAATGCTTCACATATTCCATTCAATTCTTCTTTCATGTCTTCATCTATTCTAAATGTTATAGTCGTTTGTGCCATTTTTTCACCTCCATATTTGTTATTATAATAATATAACATTAGTATAACTTTGTCAATACAATATCTTTCATTTATTTTTCTTCGTCTTCAAAAAAATCTGCTTATACTGTAAAACTAAAAAATGATGAAATTATAATTTTCACCTTTGCTGATATAAGAGAGAATTTTTATTAAGAATTGAAATAAAAAAAGACTTGTTTCTCCTCAGATCAACAAGTCTTTGTGAACTCTCCGCAGATTATTCACTTATCACTTGTCAATAATATAATATTTTTTCTTATTTAAGTCAAATAATTTTTTACTTTTTTATATTTATATCATTATAATTTTCTTATTTTCTGGTAATTTATTATTTTTCTTATTATCCATTTCAAATATTTCTTAATTCTCTCAATTGTTCCAAAACTTTCATATCTAAATCATATTCATAATCTTCTATATTCTCATCATACATAAGCTCAGAAGTAAATATATTAGCCTCAACTTCTATTTTAGTTGTATATTTGGGGAATAAATCATAATCTTTCAATGCTTACATTTCTCGTGAATCATGTAAAATTGCATGGCCCAATTCATGAACTAAAACAATCAAGCAAGAAAATTCGCTTAAATTCTCATTTATTATTATAAATTTATTTGTTAAGGTTTTTTTATAAATCCCTTTCACATTTCCTAAATCCATATAAAAAATTTCTATATTTAAAAATTTACATAATTTATATGGATTCCTTGTCCCATATTTTTTTATTAAATTTCTTACCCTCTTTTTTATATTTTTCCTTATTTATTTCCTTACTCCTAAAAAATATTTCATTCAATGCTAGCATTAATTTCTGTTTGTCTTCTTCTTCTATCTTTTCATCATTAAAAAACATACTAGCTTCACTCATAGCTTTTTCATATTGATTCAATCCTCTTTTATCCAATTCTTCTACTCTTGGATCGGCTTTAAAAATTTTTTCTCTTAAGTTTTTATTTTCTTTTTCTAACTTTTCTAATTTTTCGGTAATATCTTTAGGTATATCTTTTAATTTTTCAGCTTCTCTTAAATTTCTCATTTCATCATCAGAAAGAAATTCTTCTAATCTTTCAAATAAATTTTCAGATATTTTTCTTTTATCATGTTCCAAATGAGTCAGAAAAACTTGAGATACCCCAAGCAATTCAGCAAATTTAACTACTGTCATCCCTTGGCTTTTTCTATATTTTACTAAAATTTCACCAGCTTTTTTCACACTTCATCCCTCCATTAACCAATTTTTTTTAAGATTTTACACCTTATTTTGGTTACATATGCGATACTGAAAAATATACTAAAACAATATGTAAATTTTAAGTTCATATTCTTCCAAACATTATAAGTATTGTTTTTAAATATTTTTATTAATTTTTACAAATTCTATTGCATCAAAAATTTTTTTTAAATTTTCGTTTTCTTCTTCCAATTTTTTTAAATATTCTTTTGTTTTTTTATCCATTCTATCCTCACTCCAAGCTCTCCACGCTTGACATTCCTCTTCTTTAGTTAGTCGTAAATATTTAATTATTTCTTTCCAAGTTTCTTCTTTACAAGACTTTTTTCCTTTTTTTAAATCACTTAAAAAGGCTGGACTTACACCTGTCAATTTCGCGATATCAAGCATTTGAATATTTTTTTCTCCAACAATTTTACTTAAAAACTTACCCACTTCCATACAAACCTCCATAATTGTCTTAAACTTTTTTTGTTATATTTATTCTATCTCAAACAATTAACTTTTTAGTTATTTTTTATTGACAAAATTAACTTTTTGGTTTATTATTGTTTTTATAAGAACAGAACAAGCGTATTTTTTTTAAACCCAAAATTAACTTTTTAGTTAATTTATTAACTAAAAAAGGAGTTGATTATATGCTAGCTTGGATCAAAAGATTGCTAAAATTTAAAATTAAATATTCAAGGAGGTGGAAATAATGCTTGATGCACTATCTATTGCAACAAATATTATTTTAGAGATTGAAGATTTGGAAATTAAGGAAAGATGTACTAACCCTGGTGATACTTGGGAGCACACTAAAGAAATGTTTATAATGGAAGCTAAAAGAGGAATGGAAAATCCTTACTTTTGGTCTTCTGTTAAAGAATTTTCTAATATTTTGGAAAAATATTATACAAAATAAAAAAATAGCCCTTCCTATTTTGGATAGGAAAGGCTGTGTTAGAGAAGAGATCTCTCATAAAACGACATTTCAATAATATCACATTTTCTAAAAATATTCAAGGAGGCTTTATGAAAAAAGTAAAAGAAAGAGTAAAAAAAATAGCTGATACTTGGTTTTATATAGTTCCCTTCAAAGATACCTATATCGTTGGTTCTGGAAAAGATTTGGCTACAGCATATAATAATTATATTTTAAAAAAGGAGAAAGAATATGGAACTAATTAAAGTTACTGGTCCTGCTAAAAACAGAGATACTCTTGTGTCATTAAAATGGAATAATGGAAATGTGGGACACATTGCAATAAAAAAAGATAAAAAACTTGTATTATTGGGAAAAACTGAACATGGATATTTTGTTTCAAAAAATCAACTTTCTTTAGCAGTGGAACAGGCTGTTAGAAGATTTATAATTACTGCTTGTCCTAGCTGGATAGAATCTGAAATAGTAGCTATAAATGAGGATATAGAAAAAGAAAAAAGGTTTCGTAGAGCTGATATTTACGGACTTAAAGGAAAAATTTATGATTCTAATATTAAAAGTCTTATTTATAAAAAGGAATATTTAAAAAATGCTTTATCTGTAATAAAAGATTTAAAAAAATCTGCATAAAAAAAGCCCCCAAAGGGGCTTCTGATCTCTTGATAATGAGAAAAGCTCCCACATAGTGAGAGCTAAACTCATCAGAGATTTTCTACTTACCAAGTGCTTCTAAGGGTCTTTCAGGTATATTATAGCATAAAAATACAAAAAGTCAAAAAAAGCAAAAACTCTCTTACGAGAGTTCATGCCTGTCAAATGTCTATTTAATACACATTACATCTAAGAAAGAAGTGAGTGCTTCCTACTTAATAAGTATAACATAAAAAAATATAAAATTTCAAGGAGAAAATATAGTATGACAAAAAATGATTATGTTTTAACTCAAGATATTAGTACTATTATATTTAAATGTACAGTTCTTCTAATTAAAAAACCAAGTGTTAAACGGCAAAGAGTGTGGTGTGAACAAAATGAGATACCCTATATAGAAATAGATGAACCAGAACCACTTCCTAACGGGATATTTGAGAAAAGAGAAGATGGAAAATTATATCAAGTTAGTTTAGAAACTCTGAAAGAATTAAATCAATGGCCTTATAAAATTTTAATTGGAAGCACCTATAGTTTTTATTAGAGGAGGAAAAATATGTGGGTAAGTATTGAATCAAGAGAAGATGGTATATATAAATCAAAATGACTTGTATGCAGAAAAAATACCAGATGAAACTGTAGAAAAAATATTTAAAACACTTGGATATTATCTTGCTAAAAAACGTAATTTAGAAGAAATTATTCTTTTAATGCCTGATAAAAATTAATAGAGTTTAGGGGTAGTATACGGATTTAGTGTATACCAAGAGTTCCATACCTGAAATAAGCTCCCATCGTTAAATGAGAGCCTACTTCACCAGATACTGTAAATTCCCCTGAGTCTTTAAGATATATTATAGCATAAAAATATAATAAGTCAAAGATTAGATTTCAAACTACTTAGAAATATAAAATACTTTCAAATAATAGGAGGATTAAAATGTGTAAAAATTTAACTGATAAATTCAAAATAGAAGATATATCTTGGAAAGTCTTAACTTGTAAATGGAATGATGGCAAGCCTTGGGCCTTACTTACTCCATATGTTAATGCTTCTGCTATTCAATCTAGATTAGATGAACTATTTGATTTTGATGGCTGGCAAACTGAATATGTAATGAATAACCAATATGTTAACTGTAGATTAAGTATTTGGAGTGATAAAAGAAACCAATGGATCACTAAAGAAAACACTTGCGAAGTAGATGACCCTAAGCAAAATAACAGTCCAAACAATCCATATAAAACAGCTTGTTCTGGAGCTTTTAAAAGGGTAGCCTTAGAATTCGGAATAGGAAGATATTTAAAAAATATAAAATATTTCGCCAAAAATGTGTGTGAAAGTCCAGACGATAAAACATTATATATTCTTTGTACAGATAAAAAATCTGATAAAACATTTTATGCATCTATACCAACAGAAAGAGAAATACTTGAATTAATTGAAGCACCTGAAAATGACAACAAAGTCCACGAAAAAGATAAAAAATTCCCTAAAAAGACTACTGAAATATCTAATAAAGAAACTAATGGTATAAAAAACAATAAAGAACTAATTTCTCATGAAACAGCAATACAAATAACTAAATATATAAAAAGTAAATTTCCTGATAATGAAGCAAAAGTTATTTTAGGAATAAGAAGAGCTTTCAATATAAGCGATTTTAAAGAACTTACTAAACAGCAACATGAAATTATTATAAACTGTCAATTTGATATAGAGAAGATTAAAAAAGCTATGTAAGGAGAAGAATATGTATTTAAGTAATATAAAAATAGTTCTTAATGCTGTAGAGAATAATCCAGCAACACAAGTTATACACTTAGATGGAACTGATTATGTTATCTATCAAAAAAAGTTAGATGCATTAAGCAGAGCAAAATTAAAAGATTCTTTAGAATCTTCAATGTATATACATGGTCCTATAAAAGTAATAGAAATATATAATGATTAAGTTTTTATAGGTTCTATGATTAAGTTTAAATCATAGAACTTATTAAAAACTTAAAAAAAGGAGAAAAAATATGGAAGAAAAAAAACTTGTCTTATTAACTATTACAACCAGCGGAACTCCCTGTTTATGGGAAAAAGGTGGAACAGATCCGAGTGGTTATGCTTCTGCTACATTAATAGCAAATAGCAGAGGAAACAAAAAAAAGGCTATATATTTTAAAAATTGGTATAGTGATGAACATGCTTTAATACCAGTAGAAATAGGGGATTTTGTATGTGACTTTATTCCTGAAATTTATGGAAATGATCCTATCTTATGGAAAATCGAAGATATAAATATTCAGGAACAATATGCATCACTTATTAAAATTGATAAATCCGCTGCTCCCTATCTAATAAAAATGACAGAAAAAAAAACTATGCATTATAAATGTACTATCCCCTATTTTGTAGAAAATTGGGACCCAAAAACACAATATAAAATAGATAAACTTAAAAGAGAAAGGAGAGGATAAGGTTGAAACAATTTACTTTAGATCCACAATTAGCTTATGAATTTGAAAAAGATCACCTAGAAGAAATTATCAAAATAATGAGAACTATTTCTAACATTGATTATTCAAAAATAATGCTTAAAGAGGTCGTTATGATGAAAGGCTGTATTACTCACGCTATTCCTATTTTTGAGCGAAATAAAAACAATACTGAAATAATGAATTATGAATCTAGAATTAAAAGCATATATGATAATTTTTTTAAAAATCTTGAAAAGTATATATATAAAAATGAAGGTGCAGAAATTCGAAAACTCATAGAAGAAAAAACAAAGAAAGTTTATAAAAATTAATTTAAATTTTTATAGGTTCTGCGATTAAGGATTAATCGTAGTACTTATTAAAGATTTAAAAAAAGGAGGTGTAAAAATGAACCTTACTCCAGAGATAAAAGAACAACTTGGAATAGTGGATAATAGAAAAGATTTTTACTTTAAAGTAGAAAATGCTGTTATCGACGGCTATATGGAATATGATGAAGAATCAGGAAAAGAAGTTTATAAAGATTATTTTTCCAGTATTCATGAAAAAATGGTTTTTATAGTCCTTTCTAGGTATGCAAACAATAACGAAGGAATAGCCTTTCCCAGTATCTCTACAATAGCAAGAAATGCTCTTTGTGGAACTACAAAAGTTAGAGAATGTATCAAAGCTCTGGAGAAAAAAGGATTTATCAAAAAAGTTACTAGACCAAAAGCGAATAAAGATAACGATAGCAATCTTTATTCTGTAAAAAATATAGAAATTTTAGAGAAAAAAACTCTAAAAGAAAATTTTTCTATACCTACTTCGCCCCACGAGGTAGCTACCTCGCCCGGCGAACCCTATAAAGAACTATATAAGAATAACTATAAAAAGAATCATGATAGCATTAAAAATGCCAATCTTGATATCTTTGAAAAATTATTTGAAGAATTTGGAATTAATTACACTACTAAAAACCAAGCTTCTGTAAAAAAATTATTATCAAAAATGACAGAAAAGGCAGTTATAGAGTACTTAAAAGAAACTTATACAAATATTTCTAATTCTCCAGGAGTGGAAAATATAGCAGCTCTTTTCTCCACTAAGATAGAAAGGCAAGAAAGACAACTCACAATAACTGAAAGAAAAGCTATTGCTCTAAAAGAAAAAAAAATAAAAAATGAGAAATCTTCTCTTAATACTAAAAATACAAGTATAGAATTAACTTTTTATACTTTACCAGAAAAGGAAAGGCTGCGGATAGAAAAAAAAGCTTTTGCACTTTTTTCCCAAGAACAAAATATCGATCTGTGGATAATGACAAAAATGAGGGAAAACAATTATTATATGTATTTTCAGACACTAAAAAAATATATAAGTCAGGTATTAAATTTATAAAATTAAGAAAGATAAACAAAAAACTTTATGAACATTGGCAAGTGAATAATACTGAGGATGTATTTAGACTTTTTTTATCTTGACTTTTCTTGTAAGATGTATTACAATAGTACTACAAGAAGGAGGGATAAAAATGTCTGTAATTTCTTTAAGATTGAATGAAAATGAAGAAAAAATATTAAAAGAAGTTTCTGAATTTGAAGGTCTTGGAATTTCAAGCTACATAAAAAAAATAATTTTTGAAAAACTTGAAGATGAATATGATATAAAGTTAGCTGATAGAGCTTATAAAAATCATATAGCTACTGGAATGAAAACAACTTCGTTTGAGGATTTAGTAAAAGAGCTAGGATTTGATGAAGTAGATGAAGTATAAAGTTGAATTTTCAGAACAAGGAAAAAAAGATTTCAAAAAATTAGATACTTCTATACAAAGATTAATTTTAAAATGGATAAAAAAGAATTTAGTAGATTCTGAAAATCCAAGAGTACACGGAAAAGCACTAGTTGGAAATTTAAAAGGATATTGGAGATATCGTGTAGGAAATTATAGAATCTTATGTGATATTGATGATGAAAAAATTACAATATTAGTCCTTGAAATAGGACATAGAAGTGAAATATATAAATAACAGAAAACCTCAGAAAAATAAATTTTGAGGTTTTTGTTTTTCTAAAAATAAATTTTTGGAGTTGGTGGAGTATAATAAAAAAGTAACTAAATTGGTGAGTGTATAAAAAATCACTTGATATAAAGCTATAAAATAGATTTCATTCTTTGATAGGCAAATAAAAATTAATATGTTAAAATAACTTCAAAGGAGTTGATCTTATGTCATGGTGGAAAAATTATAAAGAAGAATTCATCCTAATGTTGGAATATATAAGAGAAATAAAAAAGCGAAAAGATTTATCTGATTTTTTTAAAGATTATAGAGTTGAAACTATGATTAGAATGGTATTTGAAAGTAATACTATTGAAAATGAAGGTCTTGATTTATCTGGAACCAAAAGACTATTTTCAGAAATATTACAGCCTACTTTAAAAAAATTGGAAAATCAAGAAATATCAGATAAAAAAAACAAATTACTAAGTCAGGGAATTGTGGATAAACTAAAAAATTTAGCTAATAATTTGGATATAACAGATTATCAGAATAATAAATTAGTTCTCTATAAAGATAAAAAAAAGGAATTCACTACCACACTTAACCATCTGTTAGTTATTTGTATAATTGATGCTATATTTAAAGATGCTAGAGAAGAAGTCGAAGACTATAAAGAAGTTTTTAATGTACGGAACCTTAAACAATATCATGAGTTTCTAAATAAAGGGCTGGATAATAATAACAATGGTCTTCCTGGAGAGTATAGAATAGATGGAGCATATATTGATATGGATACAATATTTTTACAACCTTCTCTTATCTCAATGGCTATTCAGAAAGCATTAGATAACTTAGTTGCATCTTTGAATAATGGGAAAAATAGATATTTAACTATTATGGAATTTGTAGCTATCTTTATCAAAATCCATCCTTTTGGAGATGGCAATGGCAGACTTTCACGAATAATTTTAAATCTAGCTTTTTTATATGATGATGTTCCTTTTTATCTTGTTTTGAGAAGTAATTCTAAAGACAAGAAAAAATATATAGAGGCTATGAGAGAATTTCATTCTAAAAGAAAATTAATTAAATTTATTTCTGTAGTATCAAGAACTTTTATAAATCAAGTGAAAGAAATTAATGAATCTCTTGAATTAGCTGGAATAGAAAAAATAAAGCCTAAAGCTCTTAAGCAAGAAGAAAAAGAGCAAATATTATCAGAATTAAATGTATTCTAAATATTTAATTTTAATCCTCAGTATTAATTTACTGGGGATTTTTATTTGCAAAATTTTAAAGATTGGAGATGAAAATGTATTTTAAAAAAGAAATTAATTTAGCAAGAAAAAATATCCATGTTTCCAAAGCAATTTCTAAACTTCATGGAAGAAGCGATGAACTAGAAGAAACAGCAAGAATACTGGCTAATAGATATACTCAGTACGATGTTAAAGAAACTCTAAAAAATCTATATAAGTATAATAAAGAAATTCCTGATATTAAAAAAAAGCTGATAGCTGATACAGTAAAATTTTTTAATAGCAGAATGAAGAAAGAAAGAAGGTTTAGATGAGAAAAGTGAAAAATGCTAAAAAATATAATAATATAAAGTTTATTGCAGATTTAGAATATATTAAAGCTATTGAAGCAGCTAAAGATATAGCTGAAACCCATGTAGAATATAAAGTTTTAAAATATCTTGCTACAACTAAAGAAATACTTTGTAAAGAAGTAGCTGTAATTCTAGCAGATATAACAACTTATCTATATAATGATGACCGTTCCAAAAAGTTTAAACTAAAAATAGCTATTAGAAATAATATAAGAGCCTTAACAAATGCTGCACTTCCCCATTTATTAGCTAATATAAATACTCAAGTTTTTACTATAATGTTTGAATTGAATGAAATCTTGGTAGATTACAGTAGCCTTGAAAATAAATTAATAAAAGAAATAGAAAAAAAGGGATTCCAGGAAGCTTATCCAGAATTCAAAAACGCAATGCAAAAAGCTGATGGAAATTTTTTAAAAAAAAGAATTAATGTTGTGTTAGGGTATGATCCTGTTTTTAATGGTGAAATAAAAGAAAAGTTCTTAGATGTCCTTAACTGGATTCCTAAGACGATTACCCGGCTTATAAAATATAATAGTCAATTTTATGTTCCTGCTGTCCTTTCTGAAGAAATAAATAGAAAACTAGAAATAGTTCTCCATGATGCAAATAAAAAACTTGGATATACAGACCAGGCAGAAAAGCTTTTTAAAAATGAATGTACCTTAATAAATGAGCTTGCTGCTAGAGTGATGCTTGTCCAAGGAGCTATTTCGTTCCTGGAAGAAGAAAACAAAAAATTGTTTCCAATGGAATATAAAAAAGACCTTACACACTTAAAAGGAACACTTACAAGGGTAAAAAATCTACTAGGAATTTTATACGATTACCTAAATTATGGAGAACTTAGAGAGGGGGAATTAAATGTCTGAATATATAGAATGCCAATTAAAAAAATGCTGTTATACCTGTTCTAGCATTTATTTTAAAATCAATAAAATGTCTTGTATGTGGGAACTTAAAATAAAAAATGAAACTGGGGATCCAAATATAGATGTTTGTCCTAGCTGGGAGCCAAACGAGGAAATATGTAAAAAATTAAAGTTATAGGAGGATAAATGTTTGAAATATCTTGGGAAGTATTTTTAATAATTTATTTTATTTGCTGCTCTCTTCTGGGAGCAGCGGTTATAAAAATTTTAAGCAGATAGGAGGAAAGGCAAATGATTATAAACCTAGAAGAAGCTAAAAAATATGAAATAGAACTTAAAGATATGGCTGTCTACTATTGTCTTATCTTACACAATGGAAAGCTATCTAATAAAGAATTAAGAAGTAAATTAGGCAGCAGCTATGGAGTAATTGAAATATCTGATATATGCTCTAAGCTAGAGAATAAAAAACTTATAAAAAGATATATTACTAAAACCAATAAAGTCCAATATGAGATTTTAGCCTTAGAAGAAAGAGAGAAAAATAAAAAAATTATTCAAAATACAATATTTTAAAAAGGAGATAATAAATGAATAAAACAAAATTAGATTTAAGTATATTTACCATGGAGTTTGGAAAGATGAAAGTATCTACAGATAAACATTTTCAAAAAGTTTATGAAGAATTTAACGAGCTCAATAACGCTAATAACGATTATGCCTATGACAAAATAGAAACAGATATTCACCCAGCAGAAAAGGAAGAAGATAGAAAAAAATTATGTGATGAAGCTCTTGATATGATTCAAGCTTCTATAAGCTTTACCTCACATTTGATTGAGGAGCGCATCTTAACTGATGAAGATATAGAAGCCTGGAAGAAAAAACTTGAGCAAAGAAAAGAAAAATATATAAATCAAGGAGGCTTAAATGAAAAATCATAATTTAAGATTTTGGGATAAAACAAATAAAAAAATGCTAAAGATTGAAAATCTTTCTGCTATAACTTTAACAGAAATTTTTAAAACTTATAAAATAATGTATTCTACTGGATTTCGAGATAAAAATAATATTGAAATTTTTGAAGGAGATATTTTAGAAATAGAGATTGAAAACACTGGTTGGAAAAGAAAACTCCTTTGTAAAAACAAAAAATTTAAAAAGAAAATAATAGGAATAGACAAAAAAAGGCATATAGCTGAAATGACAGGTTTTTGTTTTGTTAGTGATACATTTGATACTTTATTGCCTACTATACAAAATGGAATTTCTGATACGGAAAAAATGATAATTTTAGGTAATATGTATGAAAATCCAGAATTGATGGTTTGGTAAAAAAATGGAGGGAATAAAATGACAATCATCGAAGTGAGAGAAACACTTGAAGAAATAGAAAATTTTGAAATGATTATAGATGATGTATTGAAATTTAAAAATAATATAAAAAATTTTGAATCAATTTCTATTGAAGGAACTTGGCTTTCTAAAAAAGAAGGCAAGGACAAAAGAGTGGAAATAACAACATCAGAAAAAGAAGAAATAAAAATATTAAAACCTTTTCTTGATGAATATGAAAAATATTTATTGAAAAAGTATAACTCTAAAATAGAAGCATTAAAAAAAATCGGAATAGAAATTGAAAGTAAGTATATTAAAGAAAAAAATATTAGTAAAAAAAATCTGTGTTTGGAGGACTTAAAATGACAAAAAATAATTTTAGAAAAAAGGATTGAATGGAAATTACTTGGAACTTTAGTCCTTTATTCAAATTAAAAACTAAATATTTCAAAATCATATGAGAATTAAAAAAGGAAGTGTTATTAAATGCTGATTAAATTAAATGAAAAAATAGTTTTTATAGAATGTAAAGCAAGTAATTTACAATTATATAATGTACTTCTTGCTATTAAGGAAAGTGTTAATATATCTTTTGATTTATGTATTTCAGAAAAGTCTTGGGAAGAACTTACTTTATACCAAAAATCAGATATTTTTATAAAAGCTTTAAATTCTATATTTGGTTTTGTCAAATTATGTGAAATGAAAAATATAGACTCAAGAAATTTATACCAATTTTAATTAAATATAAGGAGGTAAACTATGATTAATAATATAATAAGAAAAGCTGATGCAACTTTAGAAGATCAAGAAAAAATCCTTAGTTTGCTTCTTAGTATGGCAAATGAGGAAATAAATGAATAATGTAGCTATTTATTGCAGAGAAAGTACAGAGAAGCAAAATATTGACACACTTGTTTCTCTGTGTGAAAAAGAAGCCAAAAAACTTGGATATAGCAATTATAAAATATATAAAGATATTAAATCTGGCTATTCAAAAGATAGAGAAGAATATACAAAATTAAAAGAGGATATAAAAGAAGAAAAAATTAATATACTAATCCTATATGAAAGTTCTAGAATTACTAGAGATGAAATTGAACACCATATGTTTTATGCTTTATTAAAATTATATAATGTTAGAGTTTATACCTTAAATCACGGTTGGATAGATCTTACAAATGAAGATGATTGTTTTTTAGCTGGACTTTTAAATCTTTTAGATGCAAGAGAGGGAAGAAAAACAGCCAAAAGAGTAAAAGACAGAATGGAAGAAATGGCAAAAAATGGTTTTTGGACTGGTGGTCCTGCTCCATTTGGTTATAAATTAGTAGATAAAAAATTAATAATAAACCCAGAAGAAGCTGAGAAAGTAAAAGAAATATTTAGATTATTTTTAGAAGGAAAAACAAGATTTTATCTATCTGCATTATTTGGATTTGAATGTAAAAGAGTAATGAGAATGCTTGTAAATCCTGTTTATAATGGAAAATTAAAATTTAGACAAATTGAATTTAAAAATAAAAAAAGAATTGAACATAAACAATTTGATGTTTTACCTGGGATTCATGAACCAATAATAGATGATTATACTTTTAAATTAGTTCAAGATAAAGTTAAAAGTATAAAAAGAGAAACAAATAAAGGAAGCTATATATTTAAAGATCTCTTAATTTGTACTTGTGGTGAAAAAATGTATCTTCATAAAAAAAAATATTTTTATAAAAGAGATACTCCAACAATTACCAATGTTTATATATGTAATAGTAAAGATAGAAAAATAAGAAATTGTTCTCTTTCAATCATTCATGAAAATGAACTTTTTATAAATGTTATTGAATCCTTAGAAGAGTTAATTCTTTCTTTTAATGTAGATGATATAGATACAAATAAAAATGACTTTGAAAAGCAGTTAAAATATTATAAAAAAGAACTCTCTTCTCTTTCTGCAAAAGAAGAAGTTTTAGCAAGACAGTTGATGAACGGAAAACTATCTGAAAACTTATATGAAAAATTTATAGTTGAACTATCTGAAAACAAAGAATTTATAGAAAATAAAATAAATTCTTTAACAAAAGTAATCAATTCACAAGAAGCTAAAAAAAATAATAAAACAATTTTAAAAAAATATTTCAATAAAATAAAAAAAGAAAAGGATCCAGAAAAGCTCAATGCCTTTTTTAAATTAATAATAGATTCAATCGAATTTATAAATGACTATAGATTTTATATTCATTTAAAATTCTAA